AAATGGGAATACCAGGGTGCGACAACCGCCTAGCGTGGGAGCTTCAGCAATTCTACAAAGTGAGCAATCCAAGCAAAACAATACGCTGCCACCATGTGCATGATAGCGGGATGCGGAGTTATGGCAAGGGGAGAGGGGAAACGAAGCGCGTGGTAGTACCTCCGCCTTATTTATTCATTGAACCTACTCGGCTATGAGAATCCTTCATGTAGCGATGGGAATGCCCGAATTTGACGAGGCAGCAGTTGACAGGGGGCATTACATCAGTCGATTAAATTGGCGAGAATTTCAGGAGGTCAATACAAGTATTTTGATGCGCGTGGCCACTTTTAAGCCTGACGTTGTATTCTTCCAACTGCAAACTGCCAACGTAATAAAGCCCCAAACTCTCGAAGCACTACGCAAAGAAGGAATCTTCACTATTAATTGGACGGGAGATGTACGGGAAGACATTCAATGGTACAGAGAGGCTGCCCCATACTTTGAAGTGACCCTATTCACTAACCAAACGGACGTTGACACGCTTACGGGCGAAGGGCTACGAGCTGACTTCCTTCAAATCGGTTATGATGACACCATCTACCGGTACGAAGAGCGCAAAAGGTCGGGGGTAGTGTTTATGGGGAATGATTATATCGATAGATTCCCCGAAAGCGCAACGCGAAGAAGGATAGTTGAGCATTACAGGCAAAAGGGGTTGTCAAGCTACGGGAGAGGCTTCGGCCACCGCGTGACATCAGCTTCTGAGGAAGTTTTAATCTACCAAAAGTCGAGCTATGCGCTGAACATCGACCACTTCAACAGGCCACGCTTTTACTCTGACAGGGTTCTACGCGCACAAGCGTGCGGGGCGATAATCTGCCAGATGAGCGAAGTGAAAATGGAAGATCACCCCTTTGCGCTTTACGGCTATCCAAAAGGGCAGGAGATGCCGCCAAGCTATCACAAGATGGTAGCTGAGTACACCCGTGACAACCACACATGGAGAAACAGGATTGACGACTTAACCAAAATCATAGACAAATGGGCTTAATTGTAATTCTAGTCATAGCCGTAGTGCTATTCATAGTAGGGCGCGAGGTGCTGTTGTGGTATTTCAAGCTGAACAAAATCGAAGAGATACTTACAGGCATCTACCAAGAGCTTAAAAAAGCCAATGAGAGCAGCAATACTAACGGGAGCGAATAAAGCGCAGGAGGAAATACTCTACGCCACACATGAGGGCAAAGCTGCCCTATCTGATTACTTCGGATGGGATTTTATTACGGCTACCGATAAGAACTACGCAAGCCACCCGCACCCCTCATGGCAGAAGATTGACCTAATTCGCCAAAAGCTACACGCCTACGATGCTATCCTTTGGCTCGATGCCGATAGCTTCGTCACCAACCCGAAAGCCTGCCCGATGCCAAGCGAAACAGCTTTCACCATCTCTGCCGATTGGTGCGAGCCTACGCCAATAAACCCGGCCAAAAGGTGGATAAGCTGCGGTAACTTTTGGACGGTAAACAAACCCGAAGCCTGGCAGTATTTCGAGCAGATGGAAAAGTACAAAAGCATTTACGCCAATCGCTCGTGCTGCTGTTGGGAACAAGATGCCTTTCATCAAGTGCTTTGGAGGTCAAAGCTAGGGCGAGAGGTCACTATACTACCGAGAATAGCTATGAACGCTGTCAAGTGTACGAAGGAGGGCATCACAGAGCGCATCCAATACGCGAAAGGTGACTTTTTATGCCATTTGACAAACGTGGATAGGTTCAGCTACATCGAAGAGTTAAAAGCCGACCTGCGGGCAAATTTGTAGTTTTGCATAATAGTTACAACCTATTATGGCAGGACATAGCACCAAAGCAAAAGGGTTAGATAGGCGCAAGAATCCGTACCGCACCTTTTTTCGCGACAACATCAGCGAAGAGGATTTGAAGCTGATTTGGGAAAAGGCAATCGAAGATGCGAAGGGAGGGAACGACAAAGCTAGAAAGGAGGTGCTTGATCGTTTGTTTGGCCGCCCCGACCAAAATGTGAACGCTCACGTTGAGGAGCTAAAGAAGATCCTCCCTCCGTGGATGACCAATGAAAGCCAATCCTAACCTATTATTTTTACGGGAGAACTACCTACAAAGCCGCATCCTCGTATTGCAAGGGGGTACAAGGTCGGGCAAGACCTATTCAGCTATTCAATTTCTTATCGAGCTTTGCTACAAATACCCTAACGCGGGGATGGTCATCACAGTAGCGAGGGCTACATACCCCGCTATTAGAGGTTCGGTGCTTCGCGACTTCATCGACATTCTGAACAGCTTCGAGGCTTACGACCCCAACCACCACAACAAGACAGAAAGCACCTACATTCTGAACGGCAACATGGTTGAGTTCATCAGCTTAGACCAACCGCAAAAGGTGAGAGGGCGAAAGCGTGATATCCTATTCGTCAATGAGGCCAACGAGATAAGCCTGGAGGGGTGGAATCAGCTACTATTTAGAACCACCGGCTGCGCGATCATCGACTTTAACCCTTCCGACCCCATGCACTGGATTTATGACGATGTGCAAACGCGGGCAGACGCAAAAACGCTAATCACCACCTACAAAGACAACCCGCACCTTCCGGATGTGGTGATAGCCGAGATTGAGCGATTCAAGCTAATAGACCCCGATTATTGGAAGGTCTACGGAGAAGGGCAAAGGTCAGCAGGGCGCAAGGGGCAAGTCTTCACCCACTTCCAAAAGGTAGATTACATAGACTGGGAAGAGTGCAGCTCCATCACCATTGGCCTCGATTTTGGGTTCACCAACGACCCAACCGCAGTTGTCAAGCTAGGGCGGAAGAACGACAGGCGATACATCCAAGAGTTAATCTATGAGAAAGGGCTAACCATTGACCTGTTGGCAGAGCGGCTACGGTCCGCAGGGGTGACCAACCAAGACACGCTAGTATGTGACAGCGCAGAGCCTCGGAGTATTGCGGAGCTTAGAAAGTATGGATTCAACGCGATAGGGGTAAAAAAGCACAAGGACAGCGTAAGGCACGGAATAAACGCACTCAAGGCCTTAAGTATCTTTGTAACTGCAAATAGCAGAAACGTGTGGGAAGAGGTAGTTTGGTACGCTTGGGAGATGGACAAAGACGACAAGCCGAAGTCACCTGAAAGGCCAATAGACGCTTTTAACCACGCGATGGACGCTATACGATATGCCAATTCAGTAACACCTCGCCCATTCTTCGTATGACGATAGCAGATAGAATAGCAAAGGCTTTTGGATATGCACCTATGCAAGGGCGTGACCAACTGCTTAACAAGCTCACAAAGGCCATGACGTACTACATCGGTGTCGATTCTCCCGTGTGGAGGGAAGACAACCCCGAAAAATACGTTGAACATGGCTACGCAAGGAACGCTGACGTTTACTCTATTGTTAGCTACATCGCCAAGAAAGGAAGCAGGGTAGACATCCAGCTATGCCGAAGCCTTCCAAACGGGGAAGAGGAAACTATCGATAGCCACCCTGTACTAGACCTTCTCTACTCGCCCAACCCTGAGCAGGGGAAGATGGCATTCATGGAGCAGGCTTTGGGCTTCTATGCGTTAAGCGGAAATTCGTACACCTACCTACTCGCACCTGACGCAGGTGTGAACAAGCGGCGGCCCGTTGAGATGTATCAGCTACCCTCGCCTTGGGTGGAGGTTATCGGTGGGGATTACCGCACACCGGTACGAGGCTATCAGATTTACACTTATGGCAATAGCCAACAGGTGCAGTTTACCCTTGACGAGATCATCCACACAAAGGCCGCTCAGTACCTATGGGGCGAGGGGCAAGAGAAGTATGGGATGTCACCTATGAGAGCCGCTTGGTATAGCATTCAAACGAGCAATTCAGGCTATACCGCCAACAAGAAAGGATTGGATAACATGGGGCCTCCTGGTGTTTTGTTTGACCGAGGCACAAGTACAACGGAAGTTGCCACATGGACGGATGACCAACAGCGAATGATGCAAGACAAGTTGAGACAACTTGGCGGCACTAAAAACGCGGGTAAGAATAAGGCGGGCCGTGGTGACCTCGGTTTGAAAAACTTTGGGCTTTCCGGTGGTGACCATGCTTTTTTTGGCACCTTGGAGGTCAACATAGCCGATATGTGCAATGTGTTCGGCCT